CCTGGATGACCGCGGTCGCGCCGACGGCAAGGCCGTCCCGCTGGCCCAGTCGCCGAGCGCTCGTGATGGAGCCCGGACGACGTTCCAGGGATACGACGAGACGCACCGCCTGTCCCTACCGCGGCACCTGCACGCATACGAGACGATGGAGGCCAACCTCCCGAAGCGCCCCCTCGATGACCCATGGTCGCTGGGCATCACCACGGCCGGCGTTCCGGGGGGCGGATCGGTTGCCGAGAAGGACAAGGACGAGGCCGAGGCCATCGCCCGCGGCGAGGTCGAAGAGCCGGAGCTGTTCTACTTCCACAGGCAGGCCGGACCGTACGTCATCCAGGGCATCAAGGGCTCGGATGAGACGGCGGCTGCGCTAGATCTGAAGACCATGGCGGGCCGGATCGAAGCGGTCCGTGAGGCATCTGGACCGTCTGTCGCCGCGTGGTCAGACCTTCGTGGAATCGCAAAGCAGTGGGACCGCAAGGGTGCCGACCTCCGGTATCTCGAGCGGACGTGGCTGAATCGCTGGACGCAGGCCGACGCGCAGGCGTTCGACGCGATGAAGTGGAAGACGCACCTGGTCCGCACTGGGTTCGTCATCCCGAAGGGCGACCCGGTCTCGGTCGGCTTCGACGGGTCGAAGTGGAAGGACACCACGGGACTCGTCATCACCCACCTGGCCACCGGCTTCCAGATGAAGCGTGGACTGTGGACCCCGGACGAGGACCACCCAGTCGACAGCGCCGAAGTGGACCAAGTCGTCGACGACATCTTCGAGACCTGGCACGTGACTCGCCTGTACGGCGACCCCGCGCAAGGCTGGGACGACAACCTCTCCCGGTGGGCCGGAAAGTACGGACCTAAGCGGGTGCTGTTCTTCTACACCGACTCGCGCAACCTGCGGCGCACCGCCACCATGTGCCGTTCGTACGCCAGCGCCATCAAGAACGCTGACGTCACGAACGACGGAGACGACGACTTCGCCAACCACATCGGAGCCGCGCAGAAGCGCGATGTCCGGATGGCCGACGAGGACGGCACCCCGTTGTGGGTCATGGAGAAGGAACGTCACGACTCGCCCAACAAGATCGACCTCGCCATGGCCGGCGGCCTGTCATGGGCGGCCCGCCTGGAGTCGATCGCCGCTGGAGATGACGTGACGCCCGCCGACAACCGCATGTACATGTACCGCTGACGCGTCAGGAGGGCTATCCGTGGCGACCCTCCTGACCCGCGCCAAGCTGGACAACGACAACGGCCTGATCATGTCCCGCCTGATCTCGGCCCTGAACAAGCGGTCCAAGCTGGACGCGAAGCTGTCGGCGTACTACGAGGGCTCGCAGCGGCTGGAGCAGATCGGCATCGCGGTCCCGCCGGAGTTGCGCCGATTCGAGACGGTCGTGAACTGGCCGCGGGTCTCCGTGGACGAGCTGGAGCGACGCCTGGACATGAAGTCGCTGTACCTGCCGGGCGAGACCGAGGCATCGAAGGCGTTGCGCGAGGGCTGGGATTCGAACAACCTGGCCTCCGAGACGCCGATGCTGTTCAAGGAGACGATGATCCTCGGCCGGGGGTTCGTCACGGTCGGCGCGAACGAGGATGACGAGGACCACCCGCTGATTACGGTGGAGCCTCCGCGGCAGATGGGCTGCCTGGTCGATCAGCGGAAGAAGACGATGCTGGCGGCGATTCGCCAGTACGTCGACTGGGACGGCACTCGCAAGCGCACGCTGTACCTGCCGAACGCCACGTACTGGCTGGTCAGCGGTAGGGGCGGCTGGGAGGTCGAGGACGAGGACCTGCACGACCTGGGCCGCGTCCCGGTGGTGCTGTTCCTGAACCGGCGCCGGCTCGGTGAGTGGTGGGGCACGTCGGAGATGAAGGACGTTATCCCGCTGACGGATGCCGCTGCCCGGTCGCTGACGAACCTGCAGATCGCCGCCGAGACCCACTCGGTGCCCCCGAAGTTCGCGCTCGGCGTGACGATGAGCGACATGGTGGATGCGTCCACCGGCAAGCCGCTCACCACGTGGGAGTCGTACTACACGTCGTTCATGGCGCACGCCAGCAAGGACGTCAAGATTGGGCAACTGTCGGGCACCGACCTCAAGAACTTCCACGACACCGTGAACCACTACGCGCACCTCGTGGCGTCGGTGACGGGACTGCCGCTGCGGTACCTGGGGCAGTCGTCTGTGAACCCTGCCGCCGAGGGCGCGATCCGGGCGGAGGAAGCCCGGTTCGTGAAGAACGCCGAGCGGAAGCAGACCACGAACGGCGACGGACTCGGCTGGGTCATGGCCCTGTATGAGCGGTTCCGGACCGGCGAGTGGATCGACGGCAACCGGATCGCGGTGGAGTGGCACGACGCCGGCACGCCGACGTTCGCGCAGAAGGTCGACGGGATCCAGAAGCTGAACGGCGGCAAGCCTGTCCTGTCCCGCGAGGGCAGCTGGGACGAGCTCGGCTGGGATGACCCTCGCAAGGACCGTGAGCGCGACTACTTCGAGCGCGAGGCCCGCGACCCGCAGCTGGACGAGCTGGCCCGCGAACTCAACCCCAACCCGCGACCGATCACGCCGGAGCCTGAACCCCGGGCGGTCTGATGATCCCCGGCGTCCTGCCGGCGGTCGACGCTCACTACCGGCGGATGCAGGTCATCCAGGCGGTGGCGGTGAAGGCGGGCAGGCAGGCTTGGGGCCGCATTGATGAGCGGTTCCTGTCGGAGTCGTGGACGACGGCGACGCGGAGCCTGATCGCGGTGGTCTCGGCCACGCAGGTGCAGGCGGCCATGGCGGGGTCGGAGTACGGCGCTGGGACGATCGCCGAGCAGGGCATCTACGAGCCGCCGCAGGCGTTCGTTGACCCAGTCGCGTTCTCCGGTTACGCCTCGGACGGCCGGTCGATGGATGGCCTGCTGGAGTCTCCGATCACGTCGGTGAAGGACCTGATCGGCAGTGGCATGCCGGCGGCCGAGGCGCTGACGTCCGGCCGGAACCGCCTCGACACGATCCTCCGCACTACGGTCGCCGATGCTGGCCGCCAAGCGGGTGGCGTCGACACGATGGCGCGGACTGGGTTCGGGTACGTGCGGATGCTCAACCCGCCGTCCTGCCGCGACTGCATCATCCAGGCAGGGAAGTTCTTCCGCTGGAACGCGGGGTTCCTTCGCCATCCGAGATGTGACTGCGTGCATGTCAGCACGACGATCTCGGGCGCTCGCGCTGAGGGCCTGGTTGACGACCCGTACGAGTACTTCAACGGACTGTCGGCGGCCGAGCAGGACCGGATGTTCGGCCGCGACAACGCGCAGGCCATCCGCGACGGTGCCGACATCTACCAGGTCGAGAACCGGCGTCTCCGCGGGCCGGGCTCGACGACCACGAACCCCGGTGGCCGACTCACTCCGGAGGACATCTACCGGCAGGCAGGGTCGCGTGCAGAAGCGCTGCGGCTGCTGCAGCGGGAGGGCTACATCCTCCCCGGCGGGCAGGTCCCGGGTGGCGTGATCCGAGGCAACCGCGAGGGCTTCGGCGCGCTGGGCCGCGGCGGCGCCCGGGTGGGTGTCCGCGAGGCGATCGAGCGTGCACGCCGGACCGGGGTCCGTGACCCGAGTGTCCGGGCGACCATGACCGAGGCCGAGCGGCGCATGTACGACGCGACGACCCGCTGGCAGGCAGTCATCGACGGACGGAACCCATTCGGCCGCGGACCTCTCACTCCTGCGCTGGCTGCGCAGGCGGAACGGGACTTTCGCCGCTGGCTGTCCACGAACGGCCAGATCTTCACCAACTGACTCCCGACCGCGCGATGCGGATCCGGGTCAACCCCTCTGCGATGGAGGAACACGCACCATGTCGCTCACCCTGCCAGTCCACTGCTCCACCGGGCAGCAAGCCATCGGATTCCGCCGCGACGGCCGACCGATCTGGCCGATCCTGGGCGCCAGCCCGGATGACTCGAGCAACCCTCCCGTGGACCCGAAGGCCGACCCGAAGCCCGTCGACCCCAACCCTGTCGATGACCCCACGAAGGGTGATCCAAAGGATCCGGCAGACAAGCCGCTGGGTCCGAATGGAGAGAAGGCCCTCCAGGCCGAGCGCGACGCTCGGAAGGCGCTGGAGAAGGAACTCGCCGAGCTCGCGCCGCTCAAGAAGATCGCCGCTGCTCTAGGTGGCGGCGACGCCGACAAGGGCAAGACGGACTTCGAGCAGTTGAGCGAGCGACTGTCGAGCCACGAGGGCGAGCTGGCCAAGGCGAACGTGGCCCGCTTTCGTGCGGAGGTAGCGCTCGCCAAGAGGCTCACTCCTGAGCAGGCGGCCGAACTCCAGGGGTCGACGACCGAGGAGTTGAACGCTCACGCCGACCGGCTCGTCGCCGCGTTCGGCGGCGGCGACGGCAAGCCCGGCAGCCCCAAGCCGGACCGGTCGCAGGGCGGCGGCGACAGCACCGAGGCCGCCGGCTCCGTGTCGACCGGGCGGGACCTGTTCCGCGAGCGACACAAGACCAAGACCAGCACGTAACCCCCCATCGAGAGGACTCACCATGCCTCGTCTCCGCGAAGAGACGTTCGGCTCCGGTGACCAGTCCTGGCTCGGCTCCACCCACGGGATGTACAACGCCCGCACGGTGGCTCCGGACCCGGCCCTGTTCACCGCAGCCGCGTACCCGGACGGCGTTCCATCCGGCACCCCCATCGGCCTCGTCACCGCATCTGGCCTCTACGGCCCGTACGCCGGTGACTCGACCGACGAGGTCCAGACCGTGACCGAGGGTGGCTCCGGCCTGACCTCGTTCACCCTGACCTTCTCGGGCCAGACCACGGCGTCGCTCGACGACCAGGCCACGGCCGCGGAGGTTCAGGCGGCGCTCGAAGCGCTGTCGAACATCGGCGAGGGCAACGTGCTCGTCACCGGCAGCCCCGGCGGCGTGTACACGGTCACCTTCCGTGGCGCGCTGGCCAACGCCAACATCGCGCAGATGACGGCCACCCCCACGGGTGGCTCCGGCACTGTCACGGTGGCGACCTCCACCGCCGGTGGCGCGGACGCTTCGGCCGACGGCCGGGAGATCCTGGCCGGCTTCCTGCTGACCGACCAGAAGGCGCCCGGCGAGGGCGGCTGGCCGCTGCTCGACCACGGCCGCATCCGGGTCGACCGGCTCCCCATCGCGTTCGCCGTCGGTGGCCACAACACCACCGGCCAGTTCGTGTTCGTCGACGGGAGTGACGCCTGATGGCCACCGAGCTGTGGACCGAGCTCATCGAGCCGGCCGACCTGACCGGGTACGCCCGGGAGTCGCTGGCCGACTACGAGCAGCGTCAGGGCACTCTCGCCCGCTGGATCCCGAACCGCGAGGTCGCTGACGTCGTGGTCCGGTTCATCAAGGGCCGTTCCGGTCTGGTGGAGGAGGCCCGCTGGCGGGCGTTCGACGCCGAGCCTGAGGTCGGGCGCCGCCAGCCGGCGAAGCGCACGACCCTCGATCTGCCTGCGGTGGGCCAGGAGCTCCCTGTCGGGGAGTACGAGCAGCTGCGGCTGCGCAACGCCTCCGATGAGACGATGCTGAACCAGATCCTCTCCACCACGGAGACCGTCGTTCGGGCGGTCGCCGACTCGGTGGAGCGGCTGCGCGGCACCGTGCTCACGACCGGCAAGGCGACCATCGACCAGTCGAACTTCCAGAGCGACGACGACTTCGGTCGTGACGCTTCGCACACGGTCACGGCTGGTTCGCTGTGGTCCACCACCTCGGTGGACCGCCTGGCGTACCTGACCGAGCTCAGCGACCTCTACAGCGACACCGAGGGCGCCGACCCGGGTTGCCTGGTCATGTCGAAGCGGGTCTTCCGAGCGCTGGCCGGCGGCGACCAGTTCCGGGTCCAGCTCGTCGGCGGTGGGTCTCGTCCCGCGACCGACGCTGACGTCCGGGCGATCATCACCGGGGCCGGGCTGCCGGAGATCCACCTGTACGACCGGCGCACGTCCAGCGGGCGCGTCACTCCCGACGACCTGCTGTACCTGCTGCCGGCGCCGGTGGAGCCCAACGCGTGGGAGCAGACCGAGCTCGGCGCGACCTTCTGGGGCCAGACCCTGACGTCCGACCTGCCCGACTTCGGCATCGCCGACTCCGAGCAGCCGGGCATCGTGGTCGGCACGTACCGCAACAACAAGCCCCCGGCGATCGCCGAGGTCGTCTCCGA